GTCAACATTCGTGCGTTTGAACGTGGTGAGGCAGAGACGCACACTATCCACACGCACGTTGGGGATTTAGTCATCATGGTGTTTGACTTGGCAAATTACGAGATGGAAGACGATGATGCAATGTGGGTTGGTGTTATCTCACATGAGGTATCGCACGCAGTTGAAAAGCTAGGTCACTTTATTGGTGAAGATAATATTGCCGGCGAGACTCGGGCATACATAACTCAGTCGTTTGTTGAGCAGGTTTACTCCGCCAGCCTAATTGAAAGGAAAGAGATTGCTAGAAAAAGAGATCGAGGCGTATCTAATAAAAAAAGTAAAGGAGAGGCAGGGGATGTGCTTGAAGTGGATATCAACAATCACGGGAGTACCGGATCGGATAGTGCTCCTCCCAAACTTCCTACAGTTCGTCGAGCTAAAAACACAAAAGGGCGTGATCAGTCCGAGGCAGAAGATAGTGTTTCAACAACTCGAACAGCTAGGCTTTCCGGTCGTAGTATTGAAAAGTAAAGACGATATTGATGATTATATTAAAGAGATCCAACCTCCACCAATACCAACAGGACATAGTAACCCAAGCTAAGACCATCCCTAGCTTAGGGTTATTTCTACCTCCCGGCCTTGGTAAAACAGCAACAACCTTAACCATCATCGCCGAACAGTTTACCGGCAGGACACTAATTATCGCACCCAAGCGAGTGGCCGAGTCGGTATGGTCAGACGAGATACCAAAGTGGGAGCATACAAAAGACCTTATTATCAGTAAGGTTATGGGTACACCGGCACAACGCGCCGCGGCTCTACGGGTTGACGCAGACATCCACATCATTAACTTAGAGAACGTGGCGTGGATGTTTAATGACCAGCTAAAAGTAAACCCGTTTACTAATCTAGTGATTGACGAGAGCTCGCGCTTCAAAGATGCCAGCACAAAACGATTTAAGGCATTGAAGAAGCATTTAAAGACGTTTAAACGCAAAATAATACTGACGGGCACACCTACCCCTCAGGGGTATGCAGATCTGTGGTCGCAAGTTGGGATCCTAGACCTAGGTGAACGTTTGGAGACAAGCATCACCAAGTTTCGTACCAAGTTTATGTATCCGTCCGAGCGCAACCGACACACCGGCATGATATACAAGTGGGCGCTGAATGAAGGAGCAGATAAGCAGATCCAAGATCAGATTAAGGACATCTGCTTTTCACTTAAGGCCGAGGAGTATTTGCAGTTGCCGGAAGTTAGCATAATTTATCATACAGTTAGAATAGATAAAGAGACCAGAGACAAGTACAATACCTTGCGTAAGGACATGGTGCTTGAGACACAGACAGAGACAATCACCGCTGTGACTGCCGCCGCTTTGACTAATAAACTATTGCAGTTTACCTCAGGCGCAATATACAATGAAGACAAAATGTCTATACATCAGCATGACGCAAAAATAGAGTACTTGGAAGACCTATGGGATGGTGAGACACCGACCTTAGTATTTTATCATTACAAGAGCTCGCTGGCCAAGTTACGCACTAGATTTAGTATTACAGTGCTTGATGACAACCCACAGACCTTAATTGATTGGCGCGAGGGAAAGATCAAGATGCTAGTTGCACACCCACAATCTGGAGGCATCGGACTAAACTTACAATGCAATGTGGCCGAGACTGCACAGATGGTGTGGTTTGATATACCTTGGAGTAGTGAGAACTACATTCAAGCCAACGCCCGCATTCACAGGCAGGGACAGGAAAAGCCAGTAATCATTCACCATCTAGTGATGGAGAATAGTATTGATGGGCAGGTAGTCGATGTGTTAGAAGGTAAAATAAATATTCAAAATGCCGTACTAAATGCGCTAGATTTTGCATTAGTATAGTACGATGAAAATAATTATTATAGAGCACGAAGTTAACGCCTCCAATCCCCATCTTAGCGATGAGGATCCGGATCCAATGGAGCGCGAAGATTTAAAAGATAGCACACATAATAATGAGGAAATAGATGGATGGGTACCTTGGTCTGCTGAGGATGTGATTGATATTAGAAAGATTATCAATAGGTTGGAACCAAAAGATCAGTTTATTTTTGAAGCATATTTAGATGGCATGACGTACTCCGACATCTCGGTCACAGAAAAATATTGGAGGTACCACTTCAATAAAGGACTTGAGATCATTAAAAAGGAACTAGATGTATGAGTGAATACTTTGAAAAGCATGTTAAAACACAAGGTGCAGGGCAACCTGCAATTGGCTGGGTGCCAGATCAAGTAAACAACCCAGCTCACTACACACACGGTAAGTGGGAAGTTATTGAAGTATTAGAAGAATTCTTTTCAACCGACCCACTTTTATGGCAGGTTGGAAAGTATATCCTGAGGCACGAGCACAAACAGAACTCGATTCAGGATCTTGAAAAAGCAGCATGGTATTTAAATCGTAAAATTAACAAACTTAAAGGGCAATAACATGGACGAAATCAACAACGAAAAAATTAACTTTACATTTACAGTAGAACAAATCAATTCGATCTTGGCAATCTTGGGTCAAGCACCGTTTGTTCAATCAGCTAATTTAATTGGATTGATTCAAGCGCAAGGTGAGAGTCAATTTGAAAAAATCAAAGCTAAGATGGATGAATTAGCAAAAGAAGAAAAAGCTGATGAGTGATTTAGTTAAGTCTTTGATTGCCGGCATTTCAACCAGCGGCACTATTGAGAAGATGCGCCAAGACAATGAAGAGAAGGCAGAGAAGAAGCGCCAAGAGTTAGCCGGCGCGATCACTCGCCTAGTTGTCAATGACGCACTTCGAGAAATGCAGGCACGCAAGAAGATCTTTGAAGAGACTAAGGGCGAAAGCCAAGAGTAATTTGCATTAGTATACATATGGCTACTATTAAAAAATACAAATTCTCTGAAGCTGACGCTAACATTATCCTAGCAATGGGGCAACAAGGGGCGTCTCAAAAGGCAATGTACGCGGCAATCGGCATCAGCCGAGCTACTGCAGAACGTCTTAAAAAAGATGATCCCGTATTCGCTGAAACAATGGACTTGGCTACAGTTTACGGCCAAGCGTATTGGGAGAATCTCATGCTGGCTAACATTGAGAACAAGTCATTCAATAGTCGAGTGGCGGAGATTGCGCTGAGAGGCCAATATCCAATGGATTACAAAGACAGCCGCGAAACTAAGGTGGATGTCAAAGCTGAAGTGAAAATTGATTTCGACAAAGAGATCTCTGATTTAATAAAAGCTCTGAAAGTATAATAGAATCAAAGGATGAAAAGGGTCGCTCCCTGCCAACGCTCCATCGTTGGCTAGTCCTCCCCTACTATGGAGAGTATCATGAAACCTTGCGCTACTTGCAATGAGGTCAAACCACTGACCGAGTTTTACAAACATCCAACAGGCAAAGACGGGTATTTTAAACACTGTAAACTCTGCGATATAAAAAGGTCAAGACAGTGGATTAAAGATAATCCTGAACAAAATAAAAACAATCGACTATTAAGACGATATGGCATTACTACACAAACATTTAACAAAATGCTTGAAGATCAATGTGGTAGATGTGCCATTTGTGCGACTCATTTTGAGTCATCTAAATATACCCACATAGATCATTGTCACATAACAAAAAAAGTAAGAGCTATATTGTGCAATCATTGTAACCTCGTCTTAGGGCACGCAAAAGACTCTGTACAAATACTTGAAAATGCTGTACAATATCTGAATCAACACTCAATTAAGGAATAATATGGCCACGGCCCACGCCTTACTCTCAGCCTCTGGATCAAAACGTTGGCTTGCTTGCACGCCTTCAGCTAGATTAGAAGCCACCTTACCAGAACAAAAAAGACCTAAGAGCGCCTTTGACTTTTCAGCCGAGGGCACTACCGCACATAGCTTGGCAGAGATCAAGTTACTCCACCACTTTGGTAAGATCGACACCGACGAGTTCAATCGTGAGTACGAGATCATCAAACAAACTCAATACTACAATGACGACTTTGAAGCACACGTTGATAATTATGTGCTGTACGTTCGTTCACAAGTAGGTGATGGCGACGAGCCAATGTTTGAGCAGAAGACAGACTTTAGTGATTGGGTGCCGGAGGGTTTTGGTACCGCCGACGTAGTCATCTTATCTAAATATAAAATTCGTGTAATAGATTTAAAATTTGGAGCTGGAATTCCGGTTGATGCCAAAGACAATCCCCAATTACGGTTATATGCTTTGGGGGCTTATTCCAAATTCAAAGAACTTTACCCCGAGATTAGAGAGGTGGAGTATACCATTCACCAGCCGCGTCTCAATTCAATCACAACAGACGGCACCACATTAAATAAGCTAATTGATTGGGCGACATTTTACGTCAAGCCAAAGGCTAAAAAAGCTTGGATTGGTGATGGCGAGTTTGTTGCCGGCGATCATTGTCACTTCTGTCGCGCAAAGAGCCAATGCCGCGCACGCGCAGACTTCAACACAGCGCTCGCTAAGATGGAATTCCGTGACCCTCCGCTCTTGTCTGACGAAGAGATGTCAAATGTATTAGACAAGGCGCAAGACCTCAAGTCATGGGTTAACGACGTGGAAGACTACGCACTTAACAAGGCAGTAGACACCGGTACCGTACCAAGGGGATACAAGTTGGCAACCTCAGTAACACACCGCAAGATATCAGACATTGCGCTTGCCTCAGAGGTATTGATCTCCAAGGGCATCCCTAAGAACGAGATTTGGGAACAGCCAAAGATGAAGTCTATCGCGTCACTAGAGAAGCTGGGCGCCAAGGGGCAAATTATAACATGGCTCGGCGACCTAGTTCAGCGCCCAGAGGGCTCACCCAAATTAGTCCGCGATAGAGCCGGCAATGTGAGTGATGATTTTAAATGAGATTTGATTTTTTGCAATTTTCATTTGACATCCCAAACAATATGATTGATGATTACAGATCTGATTTTGAAATATTTAAGGATCCTGCCATGCGAGAAGATTTAAATATTGTAAGAGAATCGTTGTATGATATGCTGATGTTGGTTGAGTTAGAACCTGAATTATTAGACACATCAGACCATGTAGTAAAATTTGCAGAAGCAATAGCAATGAAGCAAGCATTAACTGATTTAAAGTTGTTGCACGACGCATAAATATAGCGTATATTGTTTTAAGGGTTGACGATAGGGCCCCTACTGAAGTCCTTATCTTACGTTAAAAAGGAAGTTAATTATGGCAACACCATCAAATAAAGTGAAAGTAGTTTCTGGTAAAGTTCGTCTATCATTCGCACACTTGTTTCAACCACAAGCTGCAATGGAAGGCGGTACACCAAAGTATTCAGTGTCTATCATTATCCCTAAAAGCGATACTGCTACCATTGATAAATTCAACAAGGCTTTTGAGGAAGCTAAGTCATCTAACGCCGCATTTTTTGGCGGAGCTGTACCTAAAGGACTTAAAGGTGGCTTACGTGATGGCGACGAAGAGAAAGATGACGCGGCATATGCCAACTCATACTTCATCAATGCTAACTCAGTACAAAAGCCAGGTGTTGTAGATGCAGACATGAATGAGATCATTGATCCAAACGAAGTGTACTCTGGATGCTACGGTCGTGTTTCAGTAACATTCTACCCATATAACGCAAGTGGATCGAAAGGTATTGCTTGTGGGTTAAATAACGTAATGAAGGTTGCAGATGGTGAACGCTTAGGCGGAGGTACATCAGCAGCAGCAGACTTTGCAATTTAATTTGTAGTTTATAAACACAAAGGGGCTTCGGCCCCTTTTTTACCCACCACAGATAGGAAAAAATAATAATGGATCAATATAGGGAATATATTGCCGCGAGCCGATACGCTCGATTTGTTGATGAAAATAATCGACGAGAGACTTGGGACGAGACAGTCTTACGTTTTGTAGATTACGTATTTAGTCGCACACCAGCGATTGAAAACAATGCCGAATTAAAACAGAAGATGTTTGATGCAGTACGAGATCACAAAGTGATGCCATCGATGCGAGCTGTGATGACAGCTGGCAAAGCGGCAGATCGTGATAACACTTGCGTATACAATTGCTCATACCTGCCGGTCGATGATCCGAAGTCATTTGACGAAGCCATGTTTATTTTATTATGTGGCACAGGTGTTGGCTTCTCTGTTGAAGCTAAGAACATTAACAAGCTACCAGAGATCCCTGAAAAGCTTTACAAATCAGATCACACAATCGTTGTGCACGACTCTAAAGAAGGTTGGGCTAAGTCGCTACGTTTGCTACTAGCTAACCTATGGGCTGGTGAGATCCCAAAATGGGATGTGTCTAAGATCCGAGCAGCTGGCACGCGTCTTAAAACATTTGGCGGCCGCGCATCTGGCCCTGAGCCATTGGTTGATTTGTTTGAGTTTGTGACAGCCACATTTAAACATGCGCAAGGTCGCAGACTGAACTCATTAGAGTGTCACGACATTATGTGTAAAATTGGTGA